CTCCAACATAACATATGCTTGCCCTAATAAGGGCGCTGTGTTGTGTCCTCCTCTGGTCTGACCAGTTGAGGAATGGGTTTCGTATCTTTATACTAAACCTAACCTAATCTTGGCGTACGCCCTGATTGTGTTTGACGCTCCTGGATCTTTTCCAGGTACGTTGCGTATCCTTCATTTCCATTGCGGAATAAGGTGTAAATCGAGCCATCCACGAGTGATGACCCTAGTTGTCTCGCTATTATGTTGGAGAAATGGAGAACCACTTTAGTAAGTGGATCTCCCATGAGTACGCCGCGCCTTAGCACGACGTACCTAGTATCGGGATCCTCAGTTGAAGTCCCATACTTACTTAACGGGCCTGTGCCTGTGAAGTATACACGTCGTGGTCTATAACAGACTCTAACGACGATTCCAACGAGGATATTTGGTATACCACATTTCCTCATCCACTTTATGCCGACTTTTTCAGCAAAAGTGTGGACCATTCGGTCCGTAGCCTCCTGGTAGTCTGTGCTACCAGCGAAGCAGTCGTCCCATACGACTATTCTTTCCAGATGATCTGCAAAGATATCTTCTTCTCTCCGTGAACGATTTTCATGGAAGAGAGTATCGTATAACTCTTCAGAGAACATGTCTTTGAAGAGATTCCAGCCGTGATGAGATTTTCCCATCCCGGACTCAGAACTCTTGAAACCCTTTTTTAAGGGCCAAGAGCAGATTTTACTGACAGTGTCTAGTATAATCTTTAACGCTGCAATGCCTTTTGTCACTGCACGTGCTTTTCCTGGTTCCCTGACTAATGTCAGGAAAACGTCACCGAGGTGTTCTGGATCTGTATCCAGCACCTCTTGTAAACAAGCAAAGAACACTGCTGTTCCTACGCTTTCGAAGTCGTCTTTACGACGCCATTCGTCTATATTACCAGTATCGAGATTTCGAATTGGTATGAACTTTTCACCCTCATATTTTCCGAGGATGTCAAGTACGGCCTGGGCTGTTCCGCCTGACCTTCTGGTTTCCTCCCAACAGGCGGAACCAGTTACTGTGACACGAGCTTTCGTGTCCAGTCCTGTGAAAACCTCCTGTGGAATTGATTCCACAGCGAGATCCATAGCCTTACTTATTAAAGAAAGGTTACTTTTTGATATACTTGGCGGTGCTTCTTGCACCGACAAGATGAATTTCTCCTTACTCGCGAGTACGAGAAGGGGAGGTGGTGTCCCAGACCCTCGAGTCTGAGACAAGATACCAGCGACGAATAATCGTTGGTATCCTTTCATCCGTATGGCTAGTTTCCATACTGGACGTAAACTTGATTGTATCCATCTGGGTACATCAAGGTCTAAGCAAGCATCGTGCTTAGAGGGTTCATCTCTGTGTATAACAGATTTGAATAATTTTCTCGCAGCCTTAAGGCTGGAGTAATTTGTTTTGAGGCTCATGGAATAATCCGTGAGCACTCCGTCAAAGAACTCGTCTGTAATTAATATAGATAAGTTCTGGAGAATGTACAGATCGTACTTCTCCCAACTCCATTCCTCTTCAGGGAATGAGAGATACCGTTGTAGGAATAATCCGTCAACGGTTTTCAAGACCTCGATAAATCTTCGAGCTCTTTCTCTTTTACTTCTTACATGACTTGGGTCATGTAGGAATTTCTCACGCTCCTCCCTAGTCCAGAGAGGATCGTATCTACCATTTAGTAAGAATGATATTCTTCTAAATAAGGTTTCCGCGAAGAATTTCAGCGGGTCCTTTTCACGTCCGTCTTTACCGGATCGTCTTGCCACTTGGATCCTATGACCCCAGTGAGTATGATTGAAAAGAAGATACATCTTCTCTTCATGCGACTCGATGTGTGTAAACGACACCGAGTTCTTTCTATCACTCCTACATAATGTAGGGTGAAGTTTACCTTGTAGCCTGTGGCATCCGCCAGGCCACACACTTACCTCCGGTTTGTCCGGAAGGTAAGTTTGGGCATATGCCCATCCTGCGAGTATCTTCCATGGATCCTCGTAGTATGCACCCGATTGCGGTATATCTGCAAACGGGACATCTAATTCTTCGGACATATTATCCGAGAATGAGTCTTGTTCTGATTGAAACTGGTCAATAGAACTATCGACTTCTTCAGACTTTTCTGAAGAGTCCTCATCCTTCTCATAATGAGAAAAGATGTTAAAACCTTCCTCTAGGAGGAAAGGTTTTACTGACTCCGCAACACGGGTTCCCGCCTTGCGAAGTGTTAAAGCACTTGGTACCTGCTTGAGGTACAAGTGATGGCTCCCCTTGACATAGTCACGGAGAGACAGAGGTATGACCGTCTGCTCTTGCCGACGATCATAGTATAGGGCGCACGTCTCAATTATATTAGACGCGTGTCCAGAGATCATTGCTGCATAATTTGCAGGTGTGATCATGGTACCTAATTGCCACCTACTGTGGAATGTTTAGG